AGTACTTAAAGTGTTCTGTCTTATTCTATCGCCTACTTTTAATGCCATGATTACCTTTCTGCGGTAAAGTTGATTACGCTATTAATTTTTAAGTCTTTTTCCTGCATTAAATTAAAATTAAGTGCGTAGTCCGTAGAAGTATTTATATTTAGAGAATATTCGTTTAAATCGTTCAATGATAGAGATCGCTCAATAAACCTATTGATATCTAACGTAAAAGTTAAAAAACTTTTATTAAAAAATATTACAACTGGCCCGCTAGGATTGTCAGTTCTGCTTGATAAACCGTCATCACTTATTGGAACCTGAGAAAATGCGACACTACCAAAAAACATTAGAACTCCTTATTATTTAGTTAGTATACACAAAAAAAGCCGTCGCAATAAAAAAGCCACCCAACTGATTGGATGGCTTAATATTTATCAGAAAACGTTAAAACTGCATTAGAATGAAGCTGCAACGATTCTTCTGTTATCTAGGACACCAAAGCCATGCTCTGCCCAAGCGTAATAGCCCTGTCTCTGAGAGCGGTGCATTACTGGGTCAGGATGAACTTCTACTTCCATCTTAACAGGCATAATAAAGCTGTCGTTAGTTCCTTGGTCAAGACCAATAACTAGCTCAACATCGTTGGTGAACAATGATCCACCCAGATCGTTAAGGAAGTAAGATTGGTACTCTTGCTGTGAACCAAACTCAAAGACATCGTGAAGATTAACACCGTAGATACGTGTCAATGAAGCAGCGTCGTCACCAGCTTGATAAATCTCTCTACGAGTTACTTCATCAACTTGGTCAACACCCCAGTTTCTAATATCTTCGATGCCTTCTGGAGACATGTAAATATCAGAAAGTCTTCCGTTAGCAGTAACACTGTTACCACCACCGTTACGTCTCATTACAGTTTTCATCAAGCTGATAAGTCTCTTCGTGAATTGACCTTCAGCAGCGTCACCGTCATAAACAAGAACGTTTCTATCAACAGCAGCACTCAAAAGTGTGTGCCATCCGTCGTCGTTAGTTTTCTTAACGAAAGAAGCTTCTAGAGCTTGCATAGCTCTCGCAACAACTCCCCACTTTGCTTCTCGTGCATACTTTAGCAAGAAGTCAATCGAGCTAGTAATGCCGAAAGTGTTGATCATTACGTAGTCACCTTCAACGTGACGTTCTGGAATTCTACCGTTACCCGGATTTGTATAAGCAACGTGCTCACCTTCAGTACCCGGAGCAATCAAGTCCAGTGGGTACTCAGTAGACGCACCTGCTTCAAGTGGGTCTTTTTCGAAAATAGGTGAAACAATGTCACCAGACAAAACACCCTTTCGAAGAGGTGTAGTTAACGCAACCGCAAGCTCTTGTTGAGCAGCGTGAGCGACATCTTGGTTTGTACTACCTGAATCTCTAAGCAATGTTAAAAATTCAGGAGATGGTTTCTTATTTGACATTAAATCATTCTCCTGTTATTATAGATTAGTGTTTGGAAGGTCTACGTAAAGTTTAGCGTAGCCATCTTCGTCAGCACCGCTTAGAAACTTACCAACAACAAGTTTTGAACCAGTTGCATCTGAATCGTCGCTAGAAACGTCTGCGATTGCAACATTTCCACTGTGAGCCAAGAAAGCAACTTCGCCACCCGAAGGCAGAGTTCCTTGGATGTTGTTAGTTACAACATACCCTTTTCTTAGAAGAGTGACTTTTCCACCCTTTTGTACTTCGTCTTTGTGTTGATTAAGATGTTGTCTGGTAAGGTCAATGTTTACCATGTCATTGATCAAAAGACCTACAGGAACAGCACCCGATGGAACTGCCTTATAAGTAACCAAAGCAGCACCGTTGTCCATAGAAGCACCTGAACCTGCTGTGCTTTGAGAAGCGATTCCACCTCTTGTAGCAACTTCATTCATGAAGAATGAAATGTCAGTATCTAGTGTACTTCTGTCTGTTTTAAGAGCCATTGATTATTCTCCCTCTTTTAGATTTTGAGTTGATTTTAATACGCTTGTTTCAAACCAATTTGAAGCGTATGCTCTTAGAGCTTCTGCTTCGTCTTCTTGGTCGTCTAGGTTTTGAACTGAAGCTGATGTAGTTTCTACTTCTCCCGCTTCTGCTTCAAGGCTTGGCTCTTCTTCTTCAGACGCTTTACCTTTATCTTCTTCTTTATCTTCGTCTTCTTTTTTCTTGAAAGGTACAAAACCCTTCTTTTTCATTGTTGCAACGATGTTTTCAAAAACTTCTTCTGAAACATCTTCAAAAGTAGCAACAGTAGCTTCGCAATCTTCTTCACTGAATCCGATTTCACTAAGTTGAGCTTTACGCTTCATCATAGCTTCTTTCTTTTTCATCATTGCTAGCTTTTTGTCTTTTTCCATCATTGCTTCTTCTTTGTCTTTAAGCTCTTTGTCTTTTTTAGCCAAAGACTCGTTTAGACTTTCAACTGAAGACTTCAATTCTTCAGCTAATTCTGTAGCTTTTGCAATTTCATCTTGTTTTTCAGCAATAGATGCTTCCAAGTTAGAAATCTGTGATTCGAACTCAGCTTTTTGCTCTGCTACCACCTTTTCTTTTAGGGCTTCGTTAGCTAGTTTAGCTTCTGATAGCTCCTTTGTAAGAATTGAGACTTGATTCTCTAATTCGTTTGACATGTTGTAACTCTCCTTAATCGAGGATGTTGTTAAAATAATTGATTTGGACTCACTAAAAGATTCATTGCTAAGTATTAGACTTGCAGGGTTGGCAGGGTTTGAAACTAAGCCTTTACCAGAGAACGATAAGTTTCGTAACATTCTGCCGACTCTATAGTTGTTGTACTTACCTTCGCCACCATAAGCTCTGAGATGTTTTGTTAAAAACGCAGAGGCTTCATTTCTTTCCAGAACAGACCTTTCACCGTCTGGGCCGATCATAGCGTAATCGAAAGCAGGGAATAAACACTCCATAGAAACGAACCACTTACCTTCCTCGATCTCGGAAATGATTTTACTCATCCTAGACCTTTGCTCCAAATCGCTCCACTCTTTATAGATAACGGCAGTCGTTAATATGTCGAAATCTTCAGGTAGATCATCTTCATTGTAGATTTCTACACCAGACTTATCAACAACTCTATTGCCGGTTATATGACCAATGATATCTTTTTCATTGTGCATAAAATTAAAAGGCTTGTCTTCGGGGGTTTCCCTAGCAAGCCATAGTTCTTTTTTGTCGAAAACGTCATCGTTCTTGTTCCATCCTGTGCTAACTAGAACAGACTCAAGGTTGTAAAGGTCAAACTGACCTTTTTTACCAGCCATACTAGAGCCAATCTTTTCTAGTTCTTCATCAGTTAGAGATTCTAACTCAGGAAACATAACTTGAGATGTTTTGGCTATAGATTGACAGTATATAGAATTATTAGAAATCTGATCGGCTATACCGTCAGATATTTCTTGTTCGAATATGTTTATTTTCATGTTTGTTTTCTCCATATGTGGTATTACACAAAAAAATAAATTTATGGGTTATTTTAAGGAAAAACGAAACCCATTAAATATTTAGGCAGATTGAACAGAAAGCCTCTGAGTTGATAAGTCTTAATTCTTCAACCTTTGGATTTCTACCAAATGAGTTTTTAAAGTCAGAAACCATAGCCTTTACGCTATCTTGAAACTCTTGACTAGGAGTATTTCCTGAATTTATCAATTTTTGTATAACAGCCTCAGATATAGGCATCATCGGACGCATACCAGTGAATATGCAAAGTTTAAAATACTCAAGCTGGTCTACTTCTGTTTTAGTTAAAGACCTAGCTGTAGATTTTGAAAACTTAGCCAGTGCAATAGGTGTTACAATCTTTGTTATTTGCTCTTGAGCTTTTACACCCCAAAGACAAATAGTAGACTTAGAAGCCTCGCCGCTTCTTGGTAAAACTCTTTTTTCTTTCCTTTTTTGCTGATCTCTTGAGTTCTTAGGTCTTCCGTTTTGGCCCTCTGGTTCATATTCATCGCCAGTATCTTGCTTGCTTGGTTCTTCGACTTGAGGCTCAGAATAAGGCAAGTTTAAATCTTCCAAGAACGTTTTTGAATCTAATTGATCTTTGGTAAGAGCTATTTTAGCTACATCTTCCTTGTGTTGAGGGTTGTGGTAAGGCCCAGCCTTTGGCGGCTTTGACTTTCCAGCACCTCTGTCCTTTTCTTCTCTTTTCACTCTGACCTTTTCTATACTTGGAATTTCTCCAAATCTTTCTAATATTG